TTAGAAACTAGGTTTTCCGCCAAGAGACTAACTTCCACTTTCCGCGATTTCGTCTAGAGTATGTACCCCATGAAGGGGGATCATATACAAGACTGTCTGACGGCGTGAAATGATCCATAAAGGAACATTTATACCGGATACCTTGTTCGTTCGTGCTTCGCAACACGAATTCGTCAGGCATAAACACCCAACGGCGGCCATGATGGCTACCGAAGGAGAATCGTTTGCGTATCGCGATATCGGGGGACCCGTGATCGGCCCTCCCTCGATCTTGACGTGGTATCTGCTTGATATACTTATCAACGACAGGAAGTAGATCGGGAATTCTCATCCCTACATCTTCAATACCGTTGAGGACATTAATCCATTCGTAAGCGTACTTAGGGACCCTGATTAAAGGTCTCTTCGTTTTCTTACAGATGTACTGAATCCCTTTAAGGAAATAGGGACGGACAAATGATCCATTAAAGTAATCATGCCCACAGCTTTCATAGAAAACACCCGTACTAAATGATTTGTCCAAGTTAACGGAGAAACCAAAAGTTTCGAGTACAGTTGTAAGTGGCCCATATAACTCACGGGGCACAACAATATCGTCACCATAAACATGATAATTCAATTGCGGGATTAAATCCACCTTACAATACGAGGCTGTAGAGCGACAAATAGCATCGAAAATCAATGTCTCAAGCTCGAAAGTGAATCCGTTCCCCATGGAGGAGAATTTATTCAAATTCATAACTTGAGTTTCACTAACCCAAGTGCTTTTAGATCTAAATGCATCCATGAGACAAAAAACATCCCAGGGGAGCAGCTCCATCACTAAAGCGTAAGAGATAGTATCACTCGCGCTTTTCAGATCTATAGTACATAAACCCTGTGACAGACAACGCTTGGCCAATAACTGGTTAATTGACTGACGTCGCAGATCAATGCCGCGTAGACCCAACTTATTACGGATATAATCGCCAATACACTTCTGAAATAAACCAGATGTGGTCGGTTCTATACCAATAGGTCTGTCGGTTTTTGCGTCTTTCGGAACAAAATCTAGCCGGTTACCATTGGTCACACTGATGAAACCATGGAAGAGGTCCGGGAATAAATCCAGGACTGCTAGACCCTCTTCCGATATATGCGAAAGCTCCAAAAGGGAATGTTTCTCCAGCGCAGAATTTCTTCCGCGACTGGAGAAGGAACTTCCAGACCCGTACCGTAAAGGCACGTCACCTGACGATATACTGTCAAGTATGTCTTGGGCGATACCTATGTTACCAGAGGTATGCTCGCGCACGCCAACAAGAGTTCGATAAATTTGTCGCTTACAATCGTGGAATACGGCTGAAGCGGCAGCAGGTAAAGGATTCCTACTACTATCAAACAAACGGAGGTTGGTGGCATAACATCTCCTTTCTGCCTCGTAAAAAGCAGAGATTGCAGTGTTACGTTTATTGATACCTGAATCCAGAAAACCGCTCTTTCGCAAGAGTGACGTAGCCTGGTAATCTTTATCGAAGGAAACCGCTTCATTGTAATGAAGGGGATTTATACCTTTCTTACAGAGTTGCTCATATTCACCATAACGCAACAATATCTCACAGGAGAGAGATACCGGAGTATTAAGGGCTGAGTAGATATCAGATGCGAAGTGTTTTGCTTCAATACTAAGAGCAGTTACACCTTTAGATGTATTCTTTTTCATAAGAAAAGTCTCTATGTCGAAGGTCTTTAGTTTGGCATTATAAATTTGCCTACAGCATCAGCAATCTGAGTCTGAGACGAACCTAACAACGCGGCTGTAAAGACACGCAGAGTGTTTCGATCAACTTCGATCGAACGCACAGGCAAAGTAAATTTGCACTCACTGCGTAAAACATATGCAACGTTTTGTGGGGGGGTAACACCATTACTGTTGTTACCAACCGTTTCAAGTACAGGCATTTCTACCTTTAGTGTCACGATGACATTGGTTCTACCATCAGGAGCACTAGGGCGTTTAAGCTGTAAAATTACGCGGTTAAAACCCAAGTAAATAGAAACGGCTCGGTCTTCCCACCTCGCATAATCTTCATTACGTGAAGCCTTTGCAAAAGTGTGAGCGATCGGCGTCCCTTGTGCATCATTTATAACGATATCAGCAAAAGTTCCCATAAAAACAAACCCTAAAAAAGGAAGGTTATCGAAAAACAGTTTTCCGCAGCACTGAAAGTGCGTTGGCAAACTGAGATACGGACAAATCGAACGACAAACTGTCGAACGGGTTAAAGGAAGGAGGACTAGTACCTAAAGCACGTCTCTTATAGTGCTTCATGTACTCACCACGGAATGGAGGGTCCCAGCCAGAAGGGCTGGTACCCCACGTTCCCGTTTCCATCTGATATTCTGATAGAATCGTTGACAAGTAACGGCTACCTAAAGGAGGTTTTACAGAAGCAATCCAGCCACTTACATTGATAAAGTAATCAAAAATGTAAGAAAGCGGAGTGAGCTCCCAAGCGGTTTCTAGTGGTGAAGTCAAGCCCAATTGAGACATAGCCGCAAACTGCACGGAATCCCACGTTAAGTAGGATACTAAGCTCGATCGGATCTCGAAATGCCCAGTGATATCATAGCCACCCACATTCTGGTTAACATCTCCAGACACGCGTTCGGTAGTTGCAACGCGGAAGCGACGAGGGTCTTTGGAAAAACCCTTTTCGTGGATTGCTAATAAGGACTCTACATCAAGTAACAAAGGACGGGCAGCATTTGCATAAGCAAGGTATGCGCCTGCCGTTTCGTCAGTCGCCTGCTGGAAAAGATTTGGTGAGCGTCCGGGGGGATGTTTATACCCCTTAGCTCTCTTAAACCAGTAGTCACGGCGGAACTGCTTAGGAGGCTTATTCGTAGAATAAGAAGCCCGCAGTACGTTAATCGCCGAACGTAGATCTCCACGTCTAAGCTGTTTAAAGCTCTTAGTGAATGTCCTAGCTATTTTAGCTACGAACGATAATGTTTTATCAAGTTCTAACAACGAAACTGATAAATCAAGATCTTTCTTGGATACTTTATGGTGATGCTTGCCCACTGCTCTAGAGGTCGTTTCGGACAAGGAATGTCCCGGCGTAGAGGTCGGTGGGGAGAAGGCTGATTCAACATAAGAGTAATCTCTCCCTTGTTCCTTACTGTGACTAATATTACAAGTAGTCCACATATGGTACAAATAAAAAGGATGTTCAGGAAGAGATCCAAGCTTCTTTAATTGCCGATAATTTGGCGTATTAATAGAAGTGTGATCCAAGTACTCGTACCGAGTACGACCGATTACAGTGGAATCCATTGAAATATTTTTCATAGGAATCAGACTCGCGTACTATTCTTCGACTTCAAGTTTAAAAGTCGTCTTAACTGCTTGTTCGTCACTCAAGAGTGATATATATTGATCCTCGGTAAGAGGAACAATAGGAACGGATCCTAACATAACAGCTGCATACAACTGACCCACGAAATTATGGGGAAGAGGTATTGGAGCGGCTATATAAAGAGTCTGACCGCTGGACGCGGCAGCCGAATCAAGAAGTTGAGAAAGTGCAAGAATAGCAACGTTTGTCATGAGATGGCCTCGGTCATAAATGGACTATCGCTGTTAAGCGAAGGTGCGCC